GATTTATCACACTTCCAGCACACGTTCTGCGGTCTATTTCTCGTCACTGACAGATACCTCAGCATCCCAAGAAATACCGTCAGCCGAGGATTGCGTAAAATAAGAAGTGAATTCCCCGTTTAACGTTTCGGTAGCATTTAATGTCCCAAGGGATGTCGGTGTTAAACCTAGATCAAGAGTTTTTGATGTGAATTTCCCTGTTATGTGATAAGCCGCTGTAAATACCTGAATTTCAGTCGTAGAGAATTGTTGTGGCCCACTAAATCCGGTACCGCCCATAACAATTCGTAAATCAGAACCCGAAAAAGCAGGGAAATCAATTGTAAAGTCAGAATTGTCCTGCGCGGGATTTCGTGAAATATTTGTTCCTGAAATCAAACCTCCTGTTGATACGGCTGAAGGGGTCAGTGTTACACCGTCGATTGTTACAGAGAAAACACTCCCCAATGCACCCACAAAATTCTTCAGGACAATTCGTGTACAAGAAATGCCCGACTGTAAAATAACCCCAAAATAACCCTGCAATGTTTTACTCGCAAAACCAACCGCCGTCGAAAAACTACCGTCTGTCAGTTGATTGGCAAAACCAATGGTTCCCGTTATTGCACCCGGAACAAGTGTTCCCGTACGGTTGAGTGCTATGTTAACGCTCGAAAATCGAACTAAGTGACAGTTGGATAGAACCGGGCGAAAGAACGGTATCAATGTTCGTCTGTGTTGCACCCGCCTGAAAGTCAGCTTGGGAATCGTCAGCGGCAATCAAGGCCAGCGAATCAGCCACAGCAACGTTTGTCGGAACTGTTCCCGTATTCCAATCAACCGTTTCAATGACTTCCCAAAATTGGCTGTTCGTATTGGGTTGTTGGATCTGGTCAAATCCAAAAGCTGTTTGACTGGCTGTAGCCGGATCAATCAAGTCGGATATACGCTCAGATTCTTCCCCGTCAAAAACGTAGATTCCATCTACGCCTATAAGATGTACCAAGGAATCAAGAATCTGAACGGATTCATTAAACCGTGTACCAGTACTACTACGAGTTTTAACACGAGAATAAGTATATTCGTCATAACCCACCAGCCTCCAGATCGAATATTGCTTGAACAGAAACATGTATCCACGGTAAATCAAAAGACCTGTCCCAAAGTCAGCGTCCCCTTCAGAAATCTGGAGGTAATTGTCTGTCGTGTCCCAAGCGTTTGCGTCGTCAGGGGTGATGATCGTTCCAGATGAATCTGTCAGTGACGAGAAATAGACCGCAGAACGTGTGCTGGAAGTGTGATAAATCCATACCCGTTCGTCGTGGTAGGCAATGTATCGACCCTTCGGGACGTTCGGCGTACTGGCAGTTCCATCCAAAACGGTTACGGTGGTTCCATCAAACGTGCGAACAGAGTCGCTTCCGTTCGTGAGCCAGAGCTTGTCGCGAATGACCATGCCACGCAACTGAAACGATGAAGAAAGACCCGTAATAATGGACGTGAAATTCTGGAAGTCTACCGTGGTCCAGACCGTCGAATTGTCGGATACAACAAAGGTCTGCGTACCCGCGCTGGTTTTAAAGTAGTTGATGCAGAACGCAACAGGATTGTTCGACGGAATCTGTCCGACTTTAATGTAGCCGGGAGCCGTAATCACAGAACCGGGTTTCTCGTCCACCCAAACATTCTGCATATTGGGCGATTGACCCTGTTTCAATTTGGTCGGGCTGGGAGCCGTTGCCAGTGTCAGCCACTCCTCAATATCCAGAATCTTGATATCTTCAAGAGCAGAACTCATTTAGTCGTTTCTACCGTCCAAATGGGTTGGGATGAAGCTGGGATATTGACACCCGGCGTGTCGTAACCACCTTCACCATATCCACCTTCACCATAACCTACCTCGGCAATGTTGATACCACCTGTAGCAATGATATTCTGGAAATCACCATTAACAGTTTCCTGAGTCGTCCAAGTTCCTCTACCATGCGTCTGTACTGAGGTAAAAGGGCTACTCACGTCCATTTCTCCGGGTAGTTCCAACCCCACCGAAAGCGCAATAGGTCATCAGAAAACTTCTGAACTTTGCTCATCAACGCTTTTCTGTGCTGGTCGTATTTCGCAATGTGCATATCCGCTTTCTTGTCGTTACCCAGCTTATAATCACACAAGAAAGCCGCGTAAAATGGAAGGCACATCTGAAAGGCGGAATGAATATCGGGAACATCGGCGCCATCAACCAGCGTCGCCGGAAGATGAATGTACTGGATTTGAATGAGTTTTCCGTCCTGCGTGGAATCCGGAGTCGGATATAAACCAATCGTATCGCGATTGAACTGGTAGGCAATCTTCGGAATACTCGACGGATCATCCTGCCAGCTCGGACTAATCTGACCCAGATCCGCCCGGTCAAGAACGATGATCTTCTGATTGTCAAAGTAAACGTCTACCAACGCCACAAAATCCGACGGCAACTGATACAGCGTCTGGTCGGTAACAGCCGACGCTTGGTCTACCTGTTCGGGCCATTCCATCTGCGTCGCCAGAAAGGTCACACCCTGATTCACGTAATCTGTTATCTCGGAATCTGTGAAATGGCTGTTCGCAGAATCTTCTTCGTTAATGTAGCGACGCGTGGCCATAATTAACTGAGTGAGCGAGGACATGAATTACAGTCCTAACAATCCCAACGCTCTCTGCACAGCCGAAATGAACCCCTGAATCGCTTCCTTCTGCGCTTTGATCTTGCCCCATTCCGCAGAAGTCGAGTTCTGTTCATGTTCAAAGTTCGATTTGTCCTTCTTGAACTGAGCGAGAATATCAGAGAATTCTTTCTTGTCCTTCGCAAGCTGTTCCGAATCTTCCATGGTACTCTGACGGATACGCTTGGTTTCAGAGTCGCGTTGCGCTATGAAAATCTGGTAATCAGACGTCTTACGGTCAATTTCGGCCTGTAACGCTTCTTTGGCCTTCAAAGTCCTGTCGTGTTCGGCTCGGACGCTATCCAATCGGTTTTCCCATTGCGTAATTTCAGTTCCAACCGCTTTCATGCTCCGTACCGCTGTATCAATCTTGTCACTCATAGTGGCCTCCTCTTATTTTGGAAAGAAGTACGTTTTCGGCTTCTCGTAATAGAACATCTGTTTCGTTTTCGGGTCAATGCGCCGCGCTTTGATGTCTCGGACGTGCGCGGTACTTCCTTTTGCGTCCATCGTGTTCTCGACGCCAAACTCAAAAAGGCGGCAAGTATCACTTGCAGGAGGAGCCATATAACAATGACGACACACCCAGTCACCATCTTGGTAGTGAAGTGTCATGGCATCTTTTTTGCATTGGCTACACATAAGAAAACAACCCCTGTGAGAGGACATTATGGCCCTCCCACAGGGAATTGATTTTAGTTACCTGAAAGGCCACGACCTTCTTCAAACTCAACCATTGCACCTGTTCCCGTATTTGTACAAGTCCCGTACAACCCATAAAAGAAAATAATGGGCGGGTCAAAGACAACAGTCGTATTCGCAGACGTCGAACCAAAGAACAACCTAGGACCGAGTTGCGAAGTAAACAACCCGACAGAAGTCGAAGCCGCATTGGTCAAACCTTGCGCTGTCACAGTGTCGTACAACACGCAGTAATCCCCGGCTGTTCCTGAAGTCAAAGTAACCGCGTACACAGCACCCGGCACAGTATTGGAACTGGCTAGGACACTGTTGAACGTGTTTACGGTAACCGAGGAAATGGCCGAAGAATAACCAATGTTTTTGACCGCTTTCGGACTTCGTGCATAACTCGCCGCCTCAGAACGACCTGAAGCAAGACAAGCGAACGCCGCAACCGCTAAGAACAAACTAACTAGTTTTTTCATAGTTCATTCCTCCCTTAAGCGTTCGTCTGCACGACGACAGCGTGATCGGAGCGCAACTGCGCTACGCCGTACAACGCACTTCCGGCGTAAGGCTGGCTGAACTTGGTCCGAGCAAACTTTTCCATCGTGAAGTTTTTCTGCATCACAGTACCCAAAGCCTCTTTATGCGCTAAGACGTTGTAACGGATATTCGCCGTCGAATTGACCAGCGGAGTCACCGTCACGTCAGTCCCATAAAGACCTGTAATCCGACCGCCTTCAATCTGTAACCCTTTCGTAAACCCTGTCGTATTGGCAAGCACAAACTTGTCAATCGCCAGAATGTCCGATTCGGCTACAGGTGAAACGACCCAATGTCGATCTTCCTTGGGAATCTTCGCGTCATCCAAAGTCCGTTGCGCGAGCAAAATAAGGCCGTCTGAGAAGGGAACAGCCC